CGATCAGACGATGGACCTGCAGCTGATGAAGTCGAGCATCATGCGGAACATGCTCGACAGCCTCGCCCAAGCAATCCACCCGCGCACGGTCGTCGTCGAGGGGCAGGTGAACCTCGACGACGTTTTGAACAACGAGACCGGCGCCGTGATCCGGGCGCGCGCGCCTGGAGCGGTGCAGCCGCTTGCCACGCCGTTTGTCGGGCAGCCGGCGCTGGGCGTCCTGGCCTACATCGACGAGATCAAAACGCAGCGCACCGGCATCTCGCGCACGTCGCAGGGGCTCGACGCTGACGTTTTACAGTCGACGACGCGCGCGGCTGTCCAGGCGCAGCTGTCCGCGTCGCAGGACCGCATCGAGATGATCGCCCGGCTGTTCGCCGATGGCCTGAAGCGGTGTTTCCAGGGCGTCCTGCGCATGCTCGTTCAGCATCAGGACAAGGCGAAGATCATGCGCCTGCGTAACCGGTTCGTTGCCGTCGATCCGCGCGGCTGGGACGCGTCAATGGACATGACGATCAACGTGGCGCTCGGGCGCGGCTCTGACGAACAGCGGCTCGGTTTCCTGCAGGTCATCGCTGCGAAGCAAGAGGAGATACTGAAGCTGCTCGGGCCTGCTAATCCTCTTGTCGATATGTCACAGTACCGTGCGACGCTCGCGCAAATGATCGAACTGGCCGGCTTCCGCGATCCTTCGCAATTCGTGAAAGAGGTTGATCCGCAGGCGATGATGCAGCTGATGCAGAACATGCAGCAGCAGCCGCGCATGGATCCGGCGCAGATGCTCGCGCAGGTCGAGGCGCAGAAGATCCAAGCCGACATCGTCATCAACGCCGCGCGGCAAGAACTAGACCGCCAGAAGGCGATGGTCTCGGCTGATTTCGAGCGCGACAAGCTCATGGTCGACGCAATGCTGAAGGCATACGACATACAGGCGAAGACCGGCGCGCAGGTCGACATGGCCGTGATCCGCGCCGAGGTCGACCGTCAGCGCGCTGAAATGCAGGCGCTGTTTCGCAATCAGCAAATGCCGGGAGGGGGGCTGCGATGAACGGACCTTACGGCGCTCCGCTTTCGGTGCGCGCGCCGCAATTGAACGCCCCTCGCGTCACGCCGCTGTGGCAGCGCGTCATGGCGATGTATCCGGGCGTTCTTGGGGGCGCGCCTGGAGCCGCAGGAATGCTCGGGACGGGCGCCAGCGACGCAAGTGCGCTGACGACGCCAGGACCGTCCTACGAGCCTCCCATCGGCGAATACGGGGCCGGTACGGCGACGGGCAGGATCGGCTCTGTCGCGGGGATGCTGATGGGCATTCCGGGGCTCGGCGGCATCGCCGGCGCGCTCGGGACGGGGCGGGACATCAGCCGCGCGCAGGCTGACCTAACAGCGCTCGGCGTCGGACCCGTGATCAATCCGGCGCGGGCTTACATGGCCGGCTTTTCTCCGCTGCCGGATCGTTTCGCGGCGTCGCTATTCGGGCCGATGACGACGCAGCAGCAGTATAATGCGGCTGTCGTATCTCGCATGATGCCGGACGAGTACGTTTCGGCTCTTGATCGCGTTGCGACGCAGCGCCAGTACGGCATGTCGCCGCAAGCGCTATCCGGCATCTTAAGCGCCTATTCAAACGACTATTACGGCGGCGGCTCTGGCGGCGGGGCTGATTACGGCGGCGGCGTCGGAGCGTCGACCGGCTACAGCGGCGGCGGCTACGCCGGTTACAGCGGCGGCTTCGATGTCTAGCGCCGAGCAGGACGCCCTATGGCGGGCGGCGCAGGCCCTCGCGCGCGACGCTGCGGCGATGGAGGTCTTCAGACGTCTTGAAGCGCGGTACATTGTAATTTGGCGAGAGGCCGCTAGCCTCGAAGATCGCGAGGCCGTGCATGCGCGCGTCCGCGCGCTAGATGACGTCCGATCGGAGCTTGCCGCTCTCGCGGCAGAGCCAACCGTGATGGCGTTTAATCGCCGCCTACGCGGCACGCAGTAGAAGGAGAGTTCATGCTTAATCAACCGACCGAGCAGGCCGCGCCAGCGGAAATCGGTCTCGACCAGATCGCAGGGCGGCTTGCCGCGCTCGACGCAGGCGGACCACCGCCGAAAGCGAACGGCGCGAACGGCAGCAATGCGGTCGAAACTGTCGACGAGGCCATTGAGACGACAGCAGCGGATGGCGGAGAGGCAGACGCTTTGGCGTCGCCGCCTGACGATGCGCAGGCCGTCGCGGCAGAGCCGCCCGATGAGAGCGCCGAAGCCGAAGCCGACGACGCCGGCATGATCACCGTCAAGATCGACGGCAAGGTTATGCAGGTGAGCGTAAAGGAAGCGGCTGCAGGGTATCAGAGGCAGGCTGATTATTCGCGAAAGATGAACGCCCTGCGCAGCGAGGCGCAGGTTGTTCAGACCGAAAAACAGCAGGTCATGGCCGAGCGCGCGCAGTACGCGCAGCTGCTCGGCGCGCTGCGCCAGCAGATCGAAGCCCTGACGCCGCAAGAGCCCGATTGGGCGAAGCTGCACCGTGAAGATCCGATCAATTATCCGTTGATCCGGGATCAATGGCGCGAGACGAAAGAGAAGCTGTCTGCGATACAGGCTGAGCAGAATCGACTTGCGGCGCAAGCCCAGGCGGAGCAAAGCCAGCAGCTGCAGCACGTCGTCGCGAAGGGTCAGCAACTCGTGCGCGAGAAATTCGCCGAGTGGCGCGATGAAAAGGCGTGGAACGCCGCGCGGCAAAAGCTGCGCGCGTACGGTCAACAGCAGGGCTATTCCGATCAGGAGTTAAGTCAGGCTTACGATCCCCGCGCGATCATCCTGCTGGAGAAGGCCCGACGTTACGACGCTCTGATGGCGAATAAGCCTCAACCGCAGCAGGCTGCGGCAGGCCCGAAGCCACTACGCGCGGGCACGGCAGTCAACAGCCCGAAGGCGGCCACAGAGGTCACGCGAATGAAGCAGCGTCTCTCGAAAACCGGCCGCGTCGAGGACGCGGCTGTCCTATTTGGCCTTTTAGACGGCAGGAGATAACCCATGACTAGCGTGACGAAAGTGCAGACCTACGACGCGTCGAACGCGATCCGTGAGGATCTGTCGAACATCATTTACGACATCAGCCCGACCTCGACGCCCTTCATGTCGAACATCGGACGCGACACCTGCGAAAACACCTACTTCGAGTGGCAGACCGACGCGCTCGCGGCGGCTGACGGCTCGAACGCGGCTGTTGAAGGCGACGCCGCCGGCAACATGGATTTTACGGCGACTGTTCGCGTCGCAAATTATACGCAGATCTCGACGAAGGTCGTGAGCGTCTCGGGCACCGCCGACGCGGTCAACGCCGCCGGCATGCGCACCGTTATGGCCTACGAAACGGCGAAGAAGGCGAAAGAGATCAAGCGCGACATGGAGAAAATCCTCCTGTCGAATCAGGCTGGCTCTGCCGGGTCGACGTCGACCGCGCGCAACACCGCCGGCTTCCCGACGTGGCTGATCACGAACTCGATCGCGAACAGCGCGACGCTCCCGGCGATGAGCGGCGCGAACGGAAACGGCTATCCGGACACGGCGTGGACGAGCCTGTCCACCGCCACCGACGTCGCGTTCGGCGAAACCATGCTGAAGAACGCGATTAAGAACGTCTGGACCGAGGGCGGCGAGCCGACCGTGCTGATGGTCGGTCCCTACAACAAAACCGTCGCGTCGACATTCGCGGGCCTCGCCGAGCAGCGCATCCAGTATAACAACGCCACGCCGCTCAAGATCATCGCGACGGCCGACGTCTACCTGTCCGATTTCGGCGAGGTCGCCATCGTCCCGAACCGGTTCACCGATGAGCGCTTCGCGTTCGTAATGGATCCGGAATACGTCTCGGTCTCTTACCTGCGGCCGTTCCGGACCTTCGACATCGCGAAGAACGGCGACAGCGACAAGAAGGAAATGGTCGTCGAATACGGCCTGCGCGTGAAGAGCGAGAAGGCGCACGCTGCGATCGCCAACCTGACGGTTTCTGCGTGAGCACCTGGGGGCGGGAGTGATCCCGCCCCCTCTTAACATGAGGCATTCATGGCCGAGCATTTCGCCCCAGGATCGTTTCTTCTCGACGTCGACGAAATGTCGGGCAGCGTGCAGAAGATGCACGTCACCACAGACAACAAGATCGTCATCGAGTCGACGGTCGACATCACGCGGCTGGCCGATCAGAACAAGGAGATGCGGAACAGCGTGTCGCGCGTTGAGCGCGTCGGCGATTTCGTCCGCGTCGGGCGCATGCCCATGCAGGTTTATCTCGATCTGCGCCGGCGCGGTATCTTGCGCGATCGCGCGGAAATGCGAAGGTGGCTGCTCAGCGACGAGGCGCTGCCCTACCGCACGCATTGGATGGCCTGCTGATGGCGACGATCACGAACTACGCGACGCTGAAGAGCGCGGTTGCCGATTGGCTGAACCGCGCGGACCTGACGTCGCAAATCGAGACGTTTATTCAATTGGCCGAGGCTGATCTCAACACTCGGCTGCGCACGCGCGAGATGATCGTCCGCGCCGAGGCGACAAGCGATCAGCAGTATGTTCAGCTGCCGGCCGACTGGCTCGAGGCGATCAACCTGCATATCGTCGACGGCGCGCAGCCGTTACGGTTCATAACGCTCGACGAGAGCGATTCGATCATTAAGGCGCAGACGTTCACCGCGCCGGCGTTCTATTCTCTCATGAACGGCGCGATCGAGATCGTGCCGGCACCAGACGACGATATCGACATCGAGATGATTTATTACGGGAAGATCACGCCGCTGTCGGATCAGAGCACGACGAACTGGCTGCTGACGAAGGCGCCGGACATATATCTTTACGGCGCGATGACGCACGCCGCGCCGTTCCTGGTCGATGACGCGCGCGTTCCTGTTTTCTTTAGCGCCTACAACGCTCGCGTCGAGTCGCTCAACGCTGAAGCGCAGCGTTCCCTGCATAGCGGTTCGCCGCTCATCCAGCGCACGAGGAGGGTCTACTAATGGCCGGGCTAAGCGATTACGCGGAGGATCTGGTCCTCGACTGGCTCTTGACGAACGGCGCGGCGACGCGCCCGACGGCGTGGTATCTCGCGCTGTTCACCGTCGCGCCGGGAGAGGCCGGCGGCGGCACCGAAGTCTCCGGCGGATCTTACGCGCGGCAGGCGGCGACATTCGTGGTCAGCGGTAGCGCGCCGGCGACGGCCAGCAACAGCGTCGCTATCGAGTTCCCGGCCGCGACAGGTAACTGGGGAACGATTGTCGCGGCGGCGGTGTTCGATGCATCGAGTAGCGGAAATATGATCGCGTTCGGCAATCTCACCGCGTCGAAGGCGATCGATAGCGGCGACGTGCTGCGCTTCGCCATCGGCGAAGTCGACGTTACGCTAGATTGATCGGAGCGCGTCGTGGCCGACTACGGCGTCGCTGATTACGGCGAAGGACTGTACGGCTCCGGTTATGTCCTCGACGGCGCCGTGGTGGTCGCCGGCGCCAGCGACGTCGTGCTCGGTGCGTCGCTGATCGCGGCCGGAGCTTTCGACGCGGCGTCGACGTCTGACGCGACGCTTCAGGCTGCATTAATCGCGGCTGGAGCGGCGGCGATCCCCGCCACGTCTGGCGCTGCGTTTTCCGCGTCTGCCGACGTGGCTGCATCCGTCGATATGCCGGCGTCGAGCGCCGCGACGTTCGGCCCGGAACGCGTGCGTCCGGGGTCGCTCTCGGTCGCCGCGACAAGCGGCGCAGAGTTCTCGGCAATCGCGTGGATGGCCGGCGCGATCACGATTCTCTC